ACGATCTGCTTCAACGCACAGACGCCAACATCGGTGTACTTGCACTGGAGGAGGACATCGCAACGACAGCTCTGGGAATTATGTCGGTGGCATCATCTAGGCGACTCCACTTGGAGGAAGACACGCCTGTTGATGAGCTTAGACCTCATTGGGAAGCAACGATGGGGTCTGGACGTTATTACCTGTTCGATCACTGGGGGTCAACATCAGCCGATGAGCTTCTTTCAAGAGTACGGCACATGGCGAAGGCCTGCGACTGCCGATATGTCATCCTCGATCACTTGTCCATCGTGGTTTCTTCTCAAGAGAACGGGGACGAACGGAAAGCTATAGATGAGATTATGACCAAGTTACGCACACTGGTGGCTGAGACAGGCATCACCCTGTTCCTCGTGTCACACCTACGGCGTAGCTCTGGCACAGCACACGAGGACGGTGGGCGCATCAGCCTGCAGGACTTACGTGGTAGCCAGAGTATTGCTCAACTCTCTGACATTGTAATCGGCATGGAGCGTGACCAGCAGAATCAGGACGAGGACATACGGAACACCACCACGGTGCGTATCCTCAAGAACCGTTACTCTGGTGAAACTGGACCCGCCTGCTGGCTACGGTACGACAAGCACACTGGACGCATCCACGAGTGCGCCAACCCTAACCCACCGGAGACTGAGTTTTGAACACTGTTTTCTGTGACATTGAAACTGACGGACTAGACGCCACTACCATCTGGTGTGCCGTGTGCCGTCACAACGGAGTATCGGAGGTAATCTGTAATGAAGAAGACTTCAAAGCGTATGTATCGCGTAACGCCCCGGTTTTGTTCGTTCTGCACAATGGAATTGGTTTTGATGTTCCTGTGGTTGAGCGTCTTTGGAACTTTACTTTTGACCGGGGGATGGTCACTGATACTCTAGTGCTGTCTAGGTTAGCAGACCCTAGTCGTTCTGGTGGTCACTCCCTGCGGAATTGGGGCAACATCCTAGGATTCCCTAAGGGCGATCACGATGATTGGAGCCAGCTAACCCCAGAGATGATCGACTACTGCATCAGGGATACAGAAGTCACTGAGGCTGTGTACAAGAGGCTACAGACAGAGCTACAGGACTTCTCTCAGGACAGCATTGATCTGGAGCATCAGGTGCAGTGGATCATACAGGATCAGGAGCGTAACGGGTGGCTACTGGATCAGCGCTTGTGTCACATCCTGTGTGCCAAGTTTAAGGAGCGCATGAATGAAATTGAAAGTGATCTACAGGCGCTTTTCCCGCCGATTGTTGAGGAGCGATACTCGGAGAAAACAGGTAAACGGCTCAAGGATAAGGTCACTGTATTCAATGTTGGATCACGGCAACAGGTTGCGGAACGATTATCAGCTAAGGGCGCAGTATGGACGGAACTCACTCCGACAGGCAAACCGATGGTTGATGAGAAGACGCTTAAAGAGAATAGTCATGTACCCGAAGCGGCACAAGTCTTGGAATACCTCTTGCTTCAAAAGCGCTACGCACAGGTAAACTCGTGGCTGGAACACGTACAGGACGATGGCAGAGTACACGGCAGGGTCACAACGAACGGTGCAGTTACAGGACGCATGACGCACCAGACCCCAAACATGGCACAGGTTCCGTCAGTCAACTCTGAGTTTGGTAAGGAGTGTCGTGACTGCTGGATTGTACCAGAAGGACGGAAGCTGGTTGGTGTTGACGCCAGCGGTCTAGAACTACGGATGCTTGCTCACTACATGGGCGACGAGGAGTTTACAAATGTCTTGCTTAGAGACGATATTCACACCAGAAATCAAACTGCTGCAGGACTTGCAACAAGACCTCAGGCAAAGACTTTCATCTACGCTTTCCTCTACGGAGCAGGGGACGCCAAAATTGGAAGCATCGTCGGAGGAACTGCGGGAGATGGCAATGCGCTTAGGAAGCGCTTTCTACGAAATACACCTGCTCTTGAAACTCTACGAGAGCGAGTTGGACAGGCGTCTCGGAAGGGTTACCTCAGAGGACTTGACGGAAGAAAGCTCTGGGTCCGATCTGAGCATAGTGCATTAAACACTCTCCTGCAGGCGGCTGGTGCGATCATTATGAAACGTGCGCTTGTCCTGCTGGATGACTACGCTACACAACACGGAATTGACTACAAGTTTGTGGGGAACGTACATGACGAGATACAATCGGAGGTGGCTGCTGAACAAGCAGAGAAGTACGGCTGGCTCGCAGTCGAGTGCATCAAGGCGGCTGGCATTTCTTTTGAACTCAGATGCCCGCTCGACGGAGAGTACCAAATCGGAGACACATGGGCAGAGACACACTGATGGATCAGCTTTGCTTTTTCGAAAATGACGATCTGGGGGCAGGCCACGGGAAGGTGTGTTCAAAGTGTGACCAGTACTTGCCACTGGACGCTTTCAACATGGCTTCTGGAGGTAACTACCTCAGGGCTGAGTGCCGAAAGTGTAACAACGAAATGCAGAAGGTACGTAAACAGCTAAGAGAGAAACACGGGATGCCGCAGGAGGGCTATCACTGCCCCATCTGTAAAGGCTCTGAGGAGGATGTTAAAGGGCGAGGGAACACAAAGAACGGATCGTGGGTGCTAGACCATGACCACGAGAAAGAGACGTTTAGGGGCTGGTTGTGCCACAAGTGTAACAGGGCGCTGGGTGGCTTTGACGATGATCCTGATAAGCTGGAAGCGGCTATCAATTACTTAACTGGACAAAACCTATGAACGAGATTTACTCACTGGTAAAAGACATTTACAAGGTGGTTTCCGAAAAGGAACCAGCGGAAGGTGTTGATTTATATGAAGAAATTGACCGCTTTGGTGAGAACTGCAAGCGGCTCATGTCAAACCTGTTCACGGAGAAACGGGACGGACGCAGGCTGCGAATGTCTAACATCGGGCGCGATGACCGCTACCTGTGGAACGTAGTGAACAACCCTGACGTACAAGAGGAAATGACTCCTAACACGTATGTCAAGTTTATGTACGGGCATCTGATCGAAGAAATGCTCCTGTTTTTAACTAGACTCTCAGGACACGAGGTAACCGATGAGCAAAAGCAGTGTGAAGTGGCAGGCATTACGGGTTCTATGGACTGCAAAATTGATGGTGTTGTCACTGATGTTAAGTCTGTGTCCTCTTTTGGGTTTAAGAAATTCAAGGACGGAAGTCTCGCTTTTGATGACCCGTTTGGATACGTTGCTCAGATTAAAGGGTATGCACATTCTGAGGGAGAGACAAAGTTTGGCTGGTTAGCTATGGACAAACAGAACGGGCATCTGACGTACCTGATGTACGATTCTGAGGACACGCAGGCTCCAGTGTACGAGAAGATTTCATACGACATAGAGGAGCATATCAACCGCGTAAAAAAGCTCGTAGAGCAACCGGAAGCACCAGAGCATTGCCACGAAGTCGTACCCGATGGCAAAAGTGGAAATCAAAAGCTCGCAGTCGGTTGTTCCTATTGTCCTTACAAGCATACTTGCTGGCCCGGAGTAAGAACATTCCTGTACTCAAGTGGTCCCAGATACTTAACAGAGGTAGTCAATGAGCCGAAGGTCACGGAAATCGAAACTAGGTAACTTCAGATCGGAGTTTGAAAAAGATGTTGCAACGCAGTTACAACCATTTGGCTTTAGCTACGAACCGTGTCAGATCCCGTACCGGATCGAACGTAAGTACACCCCAGACTTTGTGTACGAACTCAACGGACGGGTCTACTACATTGAGTGCAAAGGCTATTTTCGCGCAGGAGACACGCAGAAGTATAGAGCGATCAATAACTGCCTCGCGGAGAACGAAGAACTCATCTTTGTCCTGATGAAGCCTAACCAGAAAGTGAGCAAAAGTACCAAAAATACTATGGCTCAATGGTGTGACAAACACTCAATTTTATGGTATAATATAGATACTCTCAAGGAGTTGGTTGATTATGTCTCTGACACTAGACGAAATTAAGGAGCGTCTTTTGCACATCTATGACCCTGACGATCTACTGGAAGCACTACAGATTTCATCTGAGGAAATACTAGACAGATTTGAAGATAAGTTATTACGCAAACTAGACGAGTTTCAAGAGGATTTGGAGGACGAAATCAATGAGTATTGACAACGCTACTCCCGAAGAGTGGAACAAGGTAAGCAAGACAGCCACAGGAAAACTGTTTCACCCCAACGACACCCACAATCCCGTGACTCAACCCGATCACTACAACAAGGGAGCCATCGAAGCCATTGAAGCAATCAAGGCGTCCATGCACCCACAGGAGTACAAGGGCTATCTCAAGGGCAACTGCCTGAAGTACCTCTGGCGCTACGAGTACAAGAACGGCGTAGAGGATCTCCGCAAGGCCCGTGTCTATCTGGATTGGCTCATCAAGGAGGTTGCCTTATGAAAGTCATAGATGGGGGGTTTGGTAAAAAGAAAGAAAACAAAGACGGCATACCCACTAAAGAGTTTTTAGCCACGTTTGCGCTGAAGGCCAAAGACTACGAAGACGAGGGCCGGGACGTAAAGGCAATAGTCTTGATGTACGAGGACGGTGGAGTATTCGAAGTAGCCTCTAACGAACAGTACCCTGACGGTGTGTTTATGCTATTGCACATGAGCGCACACGCGATACTTAACGAGACACTAGGAGTAACAATATAGATGGACGCATACCAGCAATACATTCACAAGTCACGGTACGCACGATACCTGCCAGAAGAGAAGCGGCGTGAGACTTGGGAAGAGACAGTAAACCGATACCTAAACTTCTGGGTAGACCGGGGTGCGTTGAACGACTTTGACGTATCAGAGTTATACAAGGCCATTCACGATCTGGACGTAATGCCCTCTATGCGAGCGCTGATGACTGCAGGAGAGGCGCTAGAGCGCGACAACGTAGCGGGGTTTAATTGTAGCTACTTACCCATAGACCACCCCAAGGCCTTTGACGAACTGATGTACGTCCTGCTATGCGGCACAGGCGTAGGCTTCAGTGTAGAGCGGCAGTACATCCAGAAACTACCAGAGGTAGCGGAGACATTCCATGAAACCGACACAGTTATTAATGTGGCAGATTCGAAGATCGGATGGGCGAAATCGTTTAGGGAGTTGGTATCACTGCTG